AAAAGCTTGGGCACATTAAGTGCTGGCTTGAATTTGGTGAGCTGAGCCTTGAGACAAAGGCTGAGAAGACCAGCAGAGCCTTGCAAGAATGGACATCAAACACAATAACACTCAACCAATATCTTGAGGATGTTGGGCGACCAACTCTCAATAATGATATGGGTAAGAAGTACTTTGGCGAAGTCCAGAATGATATGGCTCCTGATATGTTTGGTGGCATGGACTTGTTCGGCGGAGGAAGCGGTGAAGAAGGTAGCGAAAGCTCTCTTGAGAAAATCAAGGAGATGAAGATGCCTACTGATTATGACGTACTAAAGGAGTGATGATGCCATATAGTCCAGACAAATACTACTATAGCCTCAAGAAGATTGAGGACCGATATGCCAAGGCAGTTAGAGGTGCCCATGCGAATGCTTTGAGACAGGTTTACAGTTATCTCGATAAGCAGAAAGAAGCACTATCACCGACTGATTTAGGATATATACTGTCTGTATTTAGTTCTGTGCGAACTAATCTGCGACCACTGATTGGAACATACACATATGCCTCATTTTCATTAGGAAACCAGCGTGTTGCCAATCTGTTTCATTTTGGCGAGGCTATCCCATATCAGAAAGGAGCATATCGCTCGATTATGGAGAGGAACTACAAATGGGTTGAGAAATATGGTGCAGACCGTGAAGATGCTCTAAAGCAGACGCTAGCCGAGAGTCTCGAGTCTGATTATAGCATGCCCAAGCTGAAACAGCAAATTAAGCAGCAAATGAATGTTACATCGTTTAGAGCTGAGACAATCGCGAGAAGCGAGACCCAAAAGACATTTAGCCAGTCATCTCGTCTTGCAATCGCGAATTCTGGTGTAACCCGCGAATATCAGTGGGAAACAAGCCATTTAGAGTCGGTATGCCCGATTTGCAGACCTCTTGATGGGAGAACATATAGCATCGACGACAAGAACAGCCCGATGCCAGTTTCGCATACACACCCTAACTGCCTAATTTCGCATTTTGAGAAGGTTTTCACATCTAAAGGATGGGAACAAATCGGAAAAATAAAGATAGGAGATCTTGTATTAACCAAAGAAGGAAAATTCAGGAAAGTGTTACAAACATTCAAGGACACAGACTATAGAGAAGTAGTTGAAATTACCATACAAGACAGCACTTTGAAAATAACAGGAGAACACCCTATCATGACGGACAAGGGATATGTTCCAGCTAATCAGATTGCCATAAACGATAAAATAATGGTCAAAACCAAAAAATGCAAAGAATGCGAAGAGTTGCTTTTTGACCATCCGTATTCAGTTAGTGATTTCTGTAATGGAGAGTGTAGACACAGATATATTGGAAAAGTAACTTGGAAAAATCATAGAAAGGCAATAATGGCAGGTATAAATTCTGAGAATAATATACAAACAAAAAGAAAGATGTTCTTAGAGAATAACCCAGCACAGAGTGACGAGGCTCGCAAAAAGATCTCTGAGTATAAAACTAAACATAATCCTATGCACCATAAAGAATATCGTGATGCAATGGCAGCAACACAAATTAAGAGATTATCAGACCCAGAAGTAAGAGAAAAGATGTCTGAGTCTGCCATAAAGTTCCATAAAGATAATCCAGGACATATGAAGGGAAAGCTTCAAAAGGCCAGAGAAGGAGATCCTGAAAGATACAGACAGCAACGTAAAAAACAAGGAGAAAGTCTTAAGAAGTTTTACCAAAAGCATCCTGAAAAGCACCCAAACAGAATAATGGGCAGACAAGGAAGAGTATCAGCTCCTCAAAAGGAACTATTTCAAACAATCAAAAACATATACTCTGAAGCTAAACTTGAATTCCCAATCAAAACAAAAGAAAGTTGTCGTTTTGGCGATATAGTTTTGCCAAACAAAAAAATATGTATTGAGCATGATGGCAAATATTGGCACCAAGACACAGCTGAGCAAGATCTAAAAAGAGATAGAGAATTAGCACAAGTAGGATATACTACAATTCGCGTTAATGAAGATGATAGCCATACAGCATTATCGCAGATATTAGCAGTTTTGGCTAATCACAATAGTGAATATGAATTCATGTTTATTCCAGCACAGAATGTAAAAAAATATACTCCAAAAAGAAGACTGTCTCTTTACAATATCGAAGTCGAAGAGTTCAACAACTATATTGCGAAAGGTTTGGTCACGCATAACTGTAATTGCCGAATTCGACCTTATTGGGACGATACTGATGTTGATCTCGAAGAAGAGAAACAGTTCATAAAGGACTTCTGGGAGGCTGAAGAAAAATGATAGCCATTATACTCGTGTATGCACTTTTGAGCTTGTTTATTAGTGCTACTTACTTCAAGGTGTGTGTCTTCAATATGAAAGAAGGCATGATTAATGGATATGGTTCTTTACGGAACACAATAAACGGCAAGAACCATGCTCCAGCACAGTTGCGACCATTGTCAGCCTACATTTGGTTTTCCGTGGTTAAAATCTTTCACCTTGAGGGAATTCATCAGCATTCTCTCGCATATGAGCCCATAAGAGTTGTTTCTGTATTTTCGGCAACGGTCGCAACACATATGTTTATGTCGCTGTTTTTAACCCCAGCACAGACAGTTTTGGCCACTTTGATAGTCTTGGTGCTATTTGTAGCCTCGTTCAAGTTCGATTACACTGACAATTACATAGATTTGGCAATATTTATGGCATTTGGGTTTCTAATGCTAAAGGGTTACTATATTCCCTTAATGCTGCTTGTTCTAATTGGGTCGGTTAATAGGGAAAGCTCGAGCCTTTTGCCAGCGTGGTTCCTGCTTCAGACCCACCTGTTTACAGCGTCGTTCATTTTAGCTGCGGTTTACACATATGGCAGATATAGGCTTTACAAGACATATGGCCATCGCAGACACTATGGAGACGTATGGCTTGAGACTGGATCGCATTGTTTCGGAAAGAAGAAGCTTAACCACGGAAGATTCAATTGGCGAGAGAATCTAAGGGAGATATTAGTTACAATTAATCCATTCAAGCAATTCAAGCGCAAAGATATAGTACCGTTTTACAGTGAATATCTGTTCTCGGTCATATATTTAGCTATCATGTTATTACTCGTTACACAGCTGGGAGGACAAGAACAGCACGACATGCAAGCTTTTATGGTAATTACAGGGGTGCAACTTTTACATGTCCTTCCAGCTGGCTGTTTCAACGAGTTCCGCATATTCACATTTTCATATCCGTTGTTTGGATATTTAGTTACTAGAATGATAATTTAAGGAGGACAAAAGATGGCATTAAGAAGTTTGAGAGTTGCGATGCAGACAATGACAGCTGCAACCGACACCTTTACGACAGCGAATATTATAGGAAAGATTAAGAAGATAACAATCATATCTTCAGCGAGCAATACGTTTAAGGCGTATTCTTTGAGAGACGACAATGAGACCGCAGATGAATATATCATCGGAGCAGCTGGTTCAACAGTAACAGTAAATGGCATTACGCATTACTATCCAGTAATCGATGCAAACAAAATATCCGACGGTACAGCATATGAAGAAGGTTCAAGCAAAACAGCAACAAGAGTTCCAGTCATAATCAACGGACCAATCAAGATTGATGTGGCATCGGGAACATCTGCTGATACTTGGCAAGTTGTTATATGGTATGAGTTGAGTAGGTAAATAAAGATGGCAGCATATAAAAAACATTATCTGGAAAGTGACAACAATGGTGGATATAGGGTCAGCAAGACAATCGCATTGCCTACACTAATAGCTGTCATCATAACGATAGTAACTTTATCGGCAGGACTTGTATCTGCATGGAGTAGCATGAATAATAGTGTTGATGAATTGTCTGATTATATGCAAGAAGCAGGACCACGACATACAGCCATCATTAGTGATATAGATGTAAAAATCGTCAACAACGAAAAATCGATTGCAATAACAAGCGTTAAGATAGACCAAATATCAAGAGACATTACAGAAATAAAAGAAAGCCTAAAGGAAATGCGCAAAGAATTGATAAGCCACGACACAAAATGAAAACAGTTGTAATAAGTTTCGAGAAGCTGAACGAGCAGTTTGCATATATGTTCACCCCTAATAGGGACGCAGAGATTTATTATCGCAGTTTTCCTGGAGAAGGATGGGAATTACAATTCCATAAGAATGGATATTATGTTCTTTGTAAGGTTACTCGCGAAGAAGTATTGAGTGAGTTCCGAAAAGATAACACAGTAACAGATCCGATACAGCTTCGAGGAGCAATAGGTGCATTTGAAACCAAATACCTAAAGTTCGCAATTGAGATTGTTGAGGAGGCGAAAGAAGAGACTGAGGTCGAGGTAAAAAATAATTTTAAGGTTGAGGCAGAAGATGAATGAGCTTGCAAAGAAATTCGGGGTTGACATCATAACATGTGTTGATAATGAGAACGCCAACTGGTTACATCCTGGAAAGAAGGTAAACAATGGTAGTAAGGTAAACAATGACAGCTGATGGTGCACAGGAGCCTAATGGTGAGATTCTCAACGAAGAGCACGACCACGACGCTTTAGCAAAAAAAGTCAAGGTCGTTGACGCATCTGGAGGGGATATAACAGCAACAAATGCTTTGCCTGTTGATATTGTTGGAGGTGATATCCAGATCGGTGCTGTTGAGATAAAAGACGCTACATCAACAACAAGAGTCAAAGTCAAGTCAGACGGTAAAGGACCAGACTGATAGTAAATATTATCGGTTGGAGTTGAATAGTGGTGCACTATCAATAGTAGATTTATCAGATTAAAAAACAAGTAGACCTAATCAAAGAAAATGAAGTAAAGTAAAGATAAAAGATGAGTAGATACGACGAAAACATACTGAAGTGTATTGAAAAGAGCTTTAAAACAGCTGATACTATTACTCTGGAGACAGGAATATCAAAAAGCAGAGTAATTGCTCGTCTCTCGCACCTTAGAAAACTCAAAGAGGTTATATGGATACATGAGATCCGCGACCAAAAACAAGGCATAAGACCAAAAAAATACAGAAAAGCACCTCAATTGTCATAATTTTTGTTTTAAATTTATATAGGGGTGAAAATTATATTTCTTTATAGGTAAACTGTTAGCATTTCTATTATTGTAGTTACGCTGTTAGCATTCCAATTATTGTTGTTAATTTACTGATAAAATTTTTGAGTTAAATCACTTGTAAGTGATAACAAAAATAGACAGCACAATGAGAATACAAGAAACAGTCCGAATTCCAGTTGAGTCATATCGAATCAAAGAGCAGATAAGTGATAAGACAGGTAAAGTCGAGAATGTTTATTTGGAAGGAGTGGCTATCACATTTGATAAGCCAACAAGAAATCGTGTAAGCTATACTTATGAGTCTGGTGTCAAAAAAGCAGAAACTTTGATTGGCAAACCTTTTCTTGATACACACAATGATAGTAGTATAAGAGACTCTCCTCCTTTTGGACATGTTGAAGATGCTTATATGGGTGTTGACGATAATGGAATGAATATTCTAAATTATAGAGTCAATCTTGACCCTGAAGAAAAAGTATTTATACATAAAGCAAAACGTGGAGACATTCCTGGAGTAAGCATACAAGTTCTGGTTGATGGAGTTCAAGAAACTGAAGACTTGGGAGGAGACGAATTTATCCAAGCTAACATATCTGAATTTCTTGAACTATCAGCAGTTCTAATTCCGGGAGATGGCGACTCATCTATGTCTTTTGTTGAAAAGTTCAAAACAGGTAAACTTATGAAATTCAAAGAAGGAGTTGTTGATGTCGATACTGTTCCCGGAAAAGACGGAGCATTTGTTGACAACAAAAGCGCAGAACTTGACGGCAGTAACGGAGACGCCCTTATTGGAGACGAATTGCCAGACAAGATAAAACCAGCACCAGAACCATATGAAAGACAGACTCAATTGGCAAAGATCGGATTAAAGTGTCCTGTTTGCAGTACACAGCTGCTTGAGGATAAATTTATTCACAAAGAAAATAAAACCGTAGATATGCAATTGAGATGTTATAAGTGTAATTACACAATCATAAGAAATCTACAAGAAAGGCGAGAGGCGTTAAAAGACGCCCTATACAGATTAAAATTTGAGGTACGACAATGAGTGTTAAACCGATTAAAAGGAAAGAACAGGCTCCAATGGATCTTGATCCAGTGATGAAAAAGCCTGATATGGAAATAGAAAGTCCTAGATTGCAAGAACAGGACCCAGGTATTCCAGACCATACACACTCTGAGTATGATGAAATGATGGTGATGATGCAAGAAATGCAAGCCAAAATTTCCCAACTCGAGCAACAAGGAGGTATGGAATTGGCAGAGAGAAGAGAAGCTCTTACTGGTGTTCCTAACAAAGAGGATGAAGAAAGGAGTAAAAAAACTACAAACCAGATTGGACCTGATGGTACATCAGAAGTGCCGCAGACAACTCAACCTGCGAATGGAGAAGCTCCTGGCGATGAAGACAGCGATCATGACAAATTTGCAGACAAACCAGCTGACGATGCTGCTGGGAAAGCCCCAAAACCAAGTTCTGACTATACTAGACCTAGTGTAACAAAAAACAAGTTTAGAAAAGGTAGAGAACAGGTACTTCCCGTAGCAATCAATGATGCTGAAGGTGCTGCGGACCAAAGTTCAGACCAAGCAGAAGATCCAACAAAAGTTGCACCTGTATCACCTGCTCCAGCGAACCCAGAACCAATGGAAGGAGTTCAAAAGCAGCAACTAGAAGGAGAAGACAAAGAAGAAGAAAAAGATAAGCCCCTAGAAGGATCTAGCACTGAAATGGCTCCTGGTGAGATTGTCGACGATATGGAATATGACGATAAAAAAGAACCATTGATGACAACCGAGCTAATTGTTCGTAGAGAGTTTGAAAAGCTAAAGCGAGAATCTAGAAGAGAAGCTAAAGCAAGGAAAAAAGAAAGCTCGTTGGCATTTGATACTGAAATGGAACAGTTAATGGGAAAGAAGACTATTGTTGGAGGAATGAAAAGAACGCAAGAATCAGCAGGAAATTCTGAAAACGACATTATGACAGCACGCCAAAAATCTAACAATGTGATGCTAGAATATTTGGGCAAGACTGGGAACAAAAATGCGCAGAAAATTGCGCGTGGATTTTAATTTGGAGGAAATACAATGAACATACAATTAGAAGGAAGCAAGCTTTGTGAAGCTACAGGACGTGCTATTGTCAAGGATATGGCAAACAAGGGCGTATCTTCTGAGGCATTACAAAACGAGCTAAGGTTAAAAGAAGGACTGTCTGGAGGTTATATGACCTTCAGAGAAGATGTAACAACCGCAAACGCGAGTGCCCTTTATGTTACAGCGCTTGCCTCAGTTATTAGAGCGGCAGTAGAGCCTAACATGATTGGTTTAGAGCTTCTACAGCTTAACACAGACCTAATGGCTGGTGGTGGAAAAGGAGCAATACAGCTTCCAAAAGAGAAGCGTGTCACAGCAGCTGAAGTAGGCGAAGGTGGTACTGTTTCATATACCGGAGAAGGATATTCCAGCATCACGGTTACACCAACCAAGAAGATCGCAGCATCTAAGATTACTTGGGAGATGATAAAGCGTGGTATGGTTTCTTTAATCACAGCAGAAGCAGCAAGAACTGGTAAAGCTCTTGCAAGAAAGGTTGACAGCGACATCATAACTGGAATTGTTGCAGTATGCACATCAGCAAACAGCAACAGGAAGGCGACAGGTGGATCTTCAACAAGGGTCTCATACGCAAACCTAATTGATGCGCGAGCATATGTAGAAGGTTATGATGTTGGTGGATTCAAAACAACACACCTAGTTTTGCACCCCGACGACTATGCGGCACTATGCAAAGACACCGACTTCAAGCAAGCACTTGTCAGAGCACCTGTAATTTCTGGTGGAACACCCGGAACAGTTGCAATATTCCCGCAAGTGGAATTTTTCGGACCACAGAAGGTCATACAGTCAGCCCAAATTACAACTGGGACTTCAATTTTTGTTGATGCAACAGAACTTGGAACTTTTGTGCAAGAAAGTGATGTTGAAGTTGTTGACGGACGTATTCCTGGAACAGTTGACACAGAGGTTATAGCCCTCCAGTCATATGGTATTGGAATACAGAATGTGCGAGCAGCTGCTTCAGTTGTTATGGCTGCCTCTTAATTGAGGCACCAATTTTTATTTTAATGAGGTATAAGAAATGACAGCAGCAGTGGTAGGTGGAGGAACCTTCACCTTACAGGCAACAGCAAGTCCGGGTGTAACACCATCGGCAGTTGTATCGCATTCGGCGTGTAGTTCAACAGCACATGTACATGTGAATGCAACAACTTTGAATGAAGACTTGCTTGGATCTATTGGTGTCCGTGTAAGAGGCATTAGTGGTTCAAACATAACAATAGGAGCAGACAGACAATTAACAGAATCTTTGTCAGGCTACTACACAATATCAGATATTGTATAAGGAGGAATTAAGAATGGGATTTACGGTAAGTACTGATCCGGATAATTTCGGACCAGCACGAGGAGTAGAAAATAATTTGAATTTGGTTTTGACATTTCCTGTAACAGAAACAACAACTCTCGCAAAGGGAGATTTTGTAACAATAAATTCAACAGGACTTGTAGCGAAGAACGCAACCAAAGAAGTCGCAGTTGATGGAATTTGTATGGCACCAGTAAACAATGCATCCGGAGGAAATGCCGACAAATATGCACCAATTTTGGTAAGAGGAATTACTGAAGTTGATGGTTTTGTTGGAGCATTAACATCTAGCGGATATGACACGGATATTGCTGTTGGAGCAGTTGTTTTAGTTGGAGAAAATTCAACTTCGACAGGACAAATTGCATGTGCACTTGATGGAGCAGGAGTATCAGATTCGACCAACCATCTTGGTATAGCTCTTGACAATCTTGC